TCATGGATTAGCACCAATGTACACACCTTCAAGTAAACAAGATTATGCACAATTTGTAGAGACATATAAGGAACCAACAGTACAACCGGTACCAACTTACGACCAGCCAAGGCAAGTTGCCCAGAGTTGGAGGAAGAGGGTTTCGTCTGATAAAAGTTATGGTAAATATGAAAACGATTATCAAGACAGTCTTAACGAGCTTGAGGATTATGGTGTAGAAGGAGAAAAAAGAAAAGGTATTAGAGAGGCATCTTCTCCTGTAGAAGAACCACCGCAACAACAACAGCAAGTTGATCCTCAAACAGAAGACCAATTAAACTATAGAGCATATCTTAGAGAGCATAATATGCAAAGGGGTTTCTAATGGGCATGCTTGGTAAAGTTGTTCGTGAAACCATCGAATCTCCTTTAACTAGGAAGAAAGCATTACAGCAGTTAAAGTCTTCAGGTGATATAATAACTAAAGCATTCAATAAAACAGCAATAAAGAATCAGGCAGACTCAGCTAAGATTAAGGAACTATCAAAGCAGTTCGGTAGCTTTAAGAGATCTTATTATAATGTAAAATCACAACTTGAGGTTATGCCAGAGAAGTTAATTGGAAATGTTAAGTCAGTTAGAATGGGTGTTAAGTCTAAAAAGATAAAGGGAGCTAGAGGTTCGTTCAGTGCCGATACGGGTAAGGTTGAGTTTTATGTAGGGGCTAGGAAGGATAGCGTATGGCATGAGATAGGTGTACACGGCACACAGTTAAAGAATAAGGATATGCCTGGATATGCAGAGATGTGGACTAAACATAAAGAGATGGTTAAAGACAAGACAGCTCACTCTAAGAGTGGTTACAAGGCTGATCCATTAGAACTACAGGCTAGAGCAGTAGAGAAGAAGATCGTAGATGCAATTAATTTTGGTTTAACAGGTAAGGCGCTGGAGCGTTCATTTGATGATTTAATGAAGAGATCTTTAAGGGATCTTGGGGGGGGTTGGAACTGATGAAGAACGAATCGGTAGAAAGGATGAAGAAGAGCCTTAAGAAGAATAACAAAGATGAACTCTGGTTCACTGTTCTTGAGAACTTCAACGCAGGTGCATCTTCAAGATTACCATACGAACGTAAGTGGTTGATTAACCTTGCCTTTGTAGCTGGTAGACAGTATAGCTTCTTTAATAGTTCTGCTAACCAACTCCAACAAGCAGCACTTAGGAAGGGTAGATTGAAGATTGTTGATAATAAATTATTACCATACTACAGGAAACAAGTATCACGTCTAATAAGAAATACTCCAACAATGTCTGTTATACCTAACTCAAACATGCAAGACGATATCGAAGCTGCTAGAACAGCAGAGAAAGTTCTTAAGTCTTTCTGGGGTCAGGCTAGAATGAAGAAGAAAATGAGACAGTTGGCAGGTTTCATTTATACTTGTGGTAATGCTTTCCTTGATGATAGATGGGATCCGAAGAAAGGAACTACAGACCTTGACGTTGAAACCGGTGAGATAAAGTATTCAGGTGATGTTGATTGTGGTGTATGGTCTCCATTTGATATATATATCCCAGCGTATGGACTAGGAGATGATAGCCTCCATGAACAACCGTGGATAATTAAAGCTAAGTTTAGATCTCTTGATTATATTAGGAGTAGGTTTAAACGAGGAAAGGAGGTTGCGGCAGAAAGAAGAGAAGATAAGATAGTCAACGCTGAAATGTTATTAGCTGGTGGTACTGGTAAGACTGGAAGTGATATAGACGGTGCTATGGTTATGGAGATGGATCTCAAGCCAAATCATGAACATCCTAAAGGCTTACATATTATAGCAGCCAATGGAGTAATACTTCATAAGAGTGATTATCCTTTCAATCATTACCACCTAGAACACTTTAAAGATCAAGAAATCCCAGGAGTCTTCTGGGGTATGGCAACCCTCGAAGCTGGTATCTGGCTACAGAAACTATGGAACAGGCAAATCTCTGATATCGTTGAGTTTAATAGATCAATGGCTAGAGGTAAATACCTTGTTCCAAGGAACAGTAAAATGGAAGTTGGTCCAGATGACAGCCATGGCCAAGTGTTAATGTATACCCCAGTTATGGGACATAAGCCTGAACAGATGAGACTGACATCATTACCTAGGACATATGAGATTGCCCTACAACAAATAGCACAGAGCTTAATGGGATTGTTCGATCAACATGAAGTCTCCCAAGGAACCAATAAGTCTGACATTCGATCAGGAGATATGGTTCAATTGTTACTAGAGCAGGACTCTTATGGTGTCATACCTACCCACGCTATATTTGAAGAAGCACTTGAAGAGGTAATGAAGCGTGTCTTGAGACGTATCCAGAAAGGGTATGGCGATGATAGAATGATTAAGATCGTAGGTAGGGATAATGATTATGAAGTAATGGCTTTTAAGGGTGCTGACCTTAGAGATAATACGGATGTTACAATAAAGAAAGGAAGCTCACTTCCAGACTCAAGGGCTGGCAGACAGGCCCAGATAATCCAGAGATATAGAGAAGAGTTATATGGAGAAAGGAGGGATCCTGAAGTTCGCAGGCATGTAATGAATATGCTAGACGATGCATCGGTTCAAGATATTTACTCGGAGGTAAAACTAGATGAGCAAAATGCTAAACTTGAAAATAGGGCAATCGCTTCGCAACCTGGCGCAAAAGTCATTATTAATCTGTATGACAATCATGCTGTGCATATGCGAACTCATACATTATTTGAAAAATCTAGGGAAGTCCAAAGGGTTAAAGTAGAGAATCCAAAAGCTTTCAAGATCTTCTCGGCTGACATGGGTTATCATAAACAGATGCACCAGAAGATATTACAGGAAGAAATGGAGCAACAGATAGCTCAACAGCAAGCTATGGAGGGTAAGAAATAGTATGGCTCTTGCTTCAACAGTCTTTAGCAAAGAAGAAGTAGATTCGATGATTTCTAGTTGCTTTCCAACTATACTTAAAGATATAGTAACAACTGAGCATAAGGAGATAGCCATACTGGCTTTATTAAGAGACCAAGGTCTTCCGGAAGGAGTTATGCCTGAACTAGAGTGTAACGAAGTAGGGGATTATACAGTAACATTAAGAGGATAATATGGATAAAAGTATTGAGACTTTATGGAACATGTTTATTGAAGAGATGAGGAATGCTGAAGGTGTTTGGACTATGTATCAAAGGGAAATTCAAGTAAGGACTAATGAAGATATTGAATGTAATCATGAACTTGAGATGCAGAAGGTTGTAGCCCACACTCGTGGCTTAACTTTCAAGCATATGTTGGAAAGCTTTACGTTAATGGCAATAGAAGCTGGTGGATCTGATGGTATGCTGGTTTTCGAGGGCGATAAAATAGAAGATGGAGATTAAAATGTCAGAAGAAAACAACAAAGATGTAGCAGGCGTTGAGCTTACGGTTAATGGAGAAGCACAAACATTCTCCCAAGAAGAAGTTCAACAGTTAGTAGATCAAGGAAATAGTAAAGCAGCAGAAGCTGACAAGATAATGAATATGGTATCTAAGTATGATACTGATGTCGATACGTTTCTAGCTAATGTAGATGGTTCATTCTCTGCGGTATCTAATTTAATCTCTGAGGGTATCATAGATGAGAAAGGTCAGATAATCAAGAGAGAGCCAGCAGTGCAACCACAAAGACAGCCTCTAACAAGCCTAGGTGAAACAAGACCTTCAACAGGTAATGTTCAACAAGGCAATCAAGAGTCAGTCGATGATGTGGTAGCAAGAGCCTTAGTAGGTATTAATTCCAAATTACAAGAGATTGACAAGACACAAACTGATATTATCAGGAACAATCTCCAGGGAGAAATCAAAGCTAAGTTTCCTAACTTAGATGATAATGATGTCTCTCAAGTATTTGGATCAGCCATGAGCGATAAGCGCAAATCGCTATGGGAACATGCCGAGGGCTTTAGTCAGGCAAAGGTTGGCAATGCGAATGAACAGGAACTTGCCTTTGCAAAGAAATATAATATAGATATCGAGAAGTTTAACGAAAACAAGATCTTTGGCGAGGATCCAAGTGGTGGTGCTACAGCGATTAAAGGTACGAACAAGATGTCCTTTAAGCGTAAAGAGGGTGCTATGACACCTATGCAAGCAACACTTGAATTAATGAACAAAGTATCTTCAATTAGAAAGGAAAGCTAATAATGGCTAATGCAACACTGACTACCTATGACGAAGCGCTTAGGACTTACTACCTTGATGCTTTAAGGGAAGAAAATAATAACGAGAATATCCTGTCTGCATTCATCGAGAAGAACACGACTGCAGTCTCAGGTAACGAAGCTGTGTTTGATGTACACTACGGAAGGTCTACCGGATCTGGTTCCAGGAATGAAGGCGATGCGTTGCCTACTGCGAACTACCAGAAATATAAAACCGTGTCCATCCCGATGAGACAACATTATGGCCAGATCAAATTGTCCGGTATAGGTGTAGCGGCAACTAGAGATGCTAAAGGTTCCGCTGTTAGAATGCTTGATTCTGAAGTCAAGGGTATCTCTAACGATATCAAGAAAGAAACTAACCGTATGATGTGGGGTGCTGGTTATGGTACACTAGCCAGATGGAGGTCTACCGCAAGTGGTACATCCCAAACACTTCAAAAGAAATATCGTGGCAATGCTACTGGTGGTGATGGTTTTGGTTCTACCTTTGGCGGTAAGTATTTAGAAGAGCGAGGCGATGCTGTCCCAGTTGTTGGTGCTACCTTTGGCGGTGCCGCTACGTATACTGTAGGCACGACTGACATGGCTGTATCGGCTATTAGTGAAGCTGCTGATGGAACCTACGATACTATTACTTGTACAGACCCTACCACTACTGAAGCTGCTGGTACGTTCTATATCCGACCTGCAAGTCTAGGCGCTCAGAGTACTGGTGCTAATCGTAAAGAAATGATGGGTCTTAGAGGTCTGGTTACTAATACCAATATCGATGACATTGTACTTACTGATGGTACTGATGCCGGTGGTTCTGAGGTAGATCCACTTCAGGGCCTTAATGTAGATACTTATTCCTGGTGGAAAGCGATTGTAGATGCTCACAGTTCAGGCCGTTACGCTGGACAGAGAGCTTTAACCGAGAACATGATGCAGAAAATGTTTGATAAGGTTGAAGACGCTGCTGGTAAGGGTGTTGGCCCTGACATGATTATAACGACTAAAGCACTTAAACGTGAACTAATTGAGATTAGACGTGCTGATAGGCGCTACTTTGCTCATATGGATCTTAAGTGTGGTCACTCTGGTATCGACTTTAATGGTATACCTTTAGTAACTGATCCTGATGCGATTGACGGTGAGATATATTTCCTTACCTTAAGCGACTTTGCTATATTCTTTATGTCAGATTACGATTGGATGTCAGAGAATGGTTCTATCTTACGACCAGTGTCTGGATATGACCAGTATGAAGCAACCCTGTTTCGTTATGCTGAGATGGGTTGTTATAACCGGAGTCACCAGGGTGTTATTTGTGACCTTAGTTACTCTAATTAAAACCCAG